ACATCTTTGTGTTGCTGATGTCTTTTAAAAGATGCCATACGAGCTATAGTATCTCTTGATAAACTTTCTCTACTTGCTAATTGCCTAGCTCTTTTTTTTCCTACATCAGTTCCACAAGAACCCCAACCATTTTCTTCTACCCACTTTAAAGCTCTCTTTGCATTGTTAGTAGCTGATTGTGGGTAGTCATTGTAGGTCTTTGCATAATAGTCTTTGTTGGCAGTTTCACACGATTCTTTAGAATCGTACTGACAGTTACCAGTTTCTCCAAATCTCCACATTCCATTTTCACATTCGTAACAAGGCATATCTTTATATTTTAACAGTCATCACAAGGACAGAAATCTTTCCAACTATTATAATTATACGTTCTAGGTCGTGAGTAAATACTGTCGTACATTATTATTCCATGATTCTTGTAAGCATAACCCCTTGCAGGTCTATCTGATTCGTAGGTTGGATATAAACCATTCTGGTCAGAATCTTCCATGTAATCTAACATATCTTTTAAATATATCTCAGACTTTCTATATGTGTCTTGCTTGTATGAGTTAAGCTCTGAAGGGTCTACTATAGTAGCAAACTCATCTACATTGTGTACAATACCCATACTACTACTATTGCTTTGCACCTCGTTAATAACCTCAAATCTTACAAACCAACAAAGACATCTTGTAAGAAAATCATTCATCAAAGTCTGATTAGCAGTAGATAGTGTACTATCATTATGTTGGGTCTTTAACTCTTCGTAAAACTTTTTACCTAAAGCAGGTTTTAAATGTGCTAGTTCTGTGAGCAGAATAGTATTATTAGATATTAAAGCAGGGTCTGTATTAGCATTTGTAAAGCTATTACTAATAACTTCTCCTGCACTTACTAAAGGTATATATTGATTTACGTTTGCCATATTATTGTTCTTCGTTTTGTGATTCTACTTCAGTTACTTGTAATTCGCTTTCACTATCTCCAATACCATCTTGGTCATCATCTCTTGTAACAATAATTTGCTCTCTATCTGTCAAGAACATATTACCCTCTTCTAGCATTGGGAAATCTTCATCTAACATTTTTCTCTGCTCATTTATAGTAAGTATCTTAGTAGGATCAAGCTGAGTAGCAAATGATACTGGTGGCTCGTATTGTATTAATAATTCTTCTGAAATAAAACCCATCTCTTTATTTAGTATGTCTTTTATACCATCTAAAATTAAATCAGAAGTATCTTTAATTACAGTTGTCATTGCCATATCGTAAGCAATTCTAATCTCACTACCTGTGTTGTTCATCTTACCAGAACTAACAATACCTGCAAGAGCAGGTTGCCATCTATGTGCAGTAATAATATTTTGGTCAGTAATCTTTTGTAAATCTAACCAACTACCATCTTGGTCATCTTTTATAATAGAAACATTTGCAGGTGAAGTATCTCCATTCTTTACAATAAACATTATTTTCCCATTGTTTCCTTCTCCAACAAACTTTTTCTGTGCTTCTTTGACCAGTTTTTTCGCTTCTTCTTCACCCATGTCACCAGAGATTTCAACGATTGCAGATGGCTGAAAACCATTTTGGAATTTTGTATGATTCCACTTGCCGATTTCGTAATCAACTGCGATATGATCCAATGCAGCAACATAGTCAGGTAAGCCATAGTAAGTAAATGTTGGTTCGTAATCTTTAAAATGCATAACAAACCTCTTACCCTTTACATTTGGATATAGAGGTATAGTTTGTGTTTTGTCTTTCATAGTATTGTACTTTGCCCAATCTGGGTGTACATATACTTCTTTCTTGTTTTTAGCCATTCTAACAGTAGTTGCATCTATATGGTATAGGTTTACCCCACCATCATATAAAACACCTTCTACATAGGCATTTCCAAAAGTGTAATAGTCATCAGCTAATTTTTTATAAACTTGTCTTAAAGTTTCTTTATTAGCATTTACATCTTTTATGTATGCTTGTATTTCTTGATTGCTTGTAACAAACTTAGCACCACTTGTAAATACAGTCTTTTGTGCAAGTACACTTCTATGTGTAGATGACTTACGTTTAAGCTCTGCTAAATATTGTGGAAATAAATTATTGCTACCAAAAGGAATGTACTTAGTAAGCACCCTTGATATATCTTGTGGTTCTTCTACACTTTGTGGTACTGCTAAATCAAAAACACCAAACTCAAAAGTATTACTCTTTTGTTGAGTCTGCTTTCTTACTTGACTTTTTCTTGCTTGTTTTTTCTGACTCATCTTTTGTTTTTGTTATTTTTTCTATTAAATTACTTAAACCTGCTTCTTCATAAGCATAAGCCAATTCTTCTTGTGTAGCTTTTGCCCAAGAAATACTAAAATCTCCTTTGTAAGTTGTACCAGAAGATAATTTTGCTTTGTATGTTGCCATAATTGTATAAATTTTTAAGTGTGATAAATCTACAATTTTTTTATTGCAATCACACATATTAAAAAAAAGATATTAATAGGGTTTACAAAACTTAAGTTTATACCTATTATGTATCTAATTATTATTAAGCTGCAGTAGTTGCAGTTAAAGCTGATGTGTCAACAGTAATTGTTCCTATATATTTTCTAGGTAACTCAAACTGTCTAGCCATTAAACTAACTGTAATACCATTCTCATCTGCATAAGCTGCTCCAGTACCACCTTCCATACTTGCTAAATTCAAGAATGTTTGATTTTTTGAAGGAACATCTTCATTTGCATATTTTTCACTAACACCTAAAACCATTGCATTATCATTAGTATCAATAGCAATTCCCATCATACAAGTATCTAATAATTCTTGTAATTCTGCAAATTTTGTATTGTCTATTTTTGGTAACATAAATGATAAACCACATTCAAAAGCTGTTGAGCCATTTTCTTTAGTTGCATTTATAGTCATTGCAGGAGTTTCGTTTTTAAATTCAAAAACAAACCAACCTGCAGGAGAACCACCAGTAAGTATACTGTCAATGTCATGCTCACCTGCTCCATTACCAAAAACTACTGCATCTGTAGTTGCCCATGATCTTAGAAGAATTTGCTTAATACCACCTGTTGCTTGTAAATCTGCACAAGTAACACCTAAACCTGTATCTATAGCCATATTATTATTATTTTTTTATAAATTATTAAAAGGTAAATAAGAGAGAGCTTTTACACTCTCTCTATCTACATTATTGTTATTACTTAATAACTCCCCATTGTACAAGAGAAGAGTACATAAACTGTACACCTAACTTGAAGTAACCTCTAAAGAACATTTTTTCTTCTAAATCATCATAGAATACTTTAAATGAACCTTCTGGATCAGTTACATCAGAACCTATAATTAGGTTTTCTGTTGCACAGTAACAAGCACCATTAGTTAAGTTAGCACCTGCTTCTAAAAATAAAGTAGGGTTAGTATCAGCTAAGATAGTATCCCACTCATACATAGGTACAATTTGTACACCTCTAAAGCTAACTCTTGTGTAACCATCTACTGTGTTTACAATAGCTAAATCTGCAGAAGAACCTTCTAAGTTTGCTAAGTAAGCATTAAAGATTTTTGGAGTTACAAAAATTTTCTTCTCGCTAGAAGGAACTTGTTGTAAGTCTGCAGGAGCTGTGTCATACATTGTTCTTATAAGACCAATTGCATCTGCTGCTGTTGGAGCTGCTTCTACACCTGCATATTCAGTTCTAGCTGCTAATACAGTTGCATCTGCACCCATTAACTTCATCCATCCATCCATATTACCATAACCTGCTACTGCTGAACCACCTGTAAGAGCTGTATCATCACCCCAAGCTAGTCTTACAACATCTTGTCCAATACCTTTTACAGCACGATTTACAATTGCATCAGCTAATTGAGTACCTTCCAGATTCATTACATCCACACCACTTTTGTACATTTCTTCAATGTAAGTTCCAAAGAACTCATCAGTACATTGCTCTAAAGCAACTCTCATTCTACCTGCAGTAATTGTTTTATTCTCAATGTTAAATTGAGTTGAACCACTTGAAGAAGAACAACCTGCATATTTTGTTACAATTTTTGTTAGAGCAGCAGAAGTATATACATTCATTTTATGCTTAACATTAGGTATAACTCTGTAGTTTCGCATTAAATCATCACTTCTAAATACTGGCTCATAAAAGATTTCGTTTAAATTAGCACCTCCGTATGTTGCGAAAGTGCCTTTATTTGCTACGTTTGCCATTTTTATTTATTTTTTGATTATTAATTATTAAATTTTGCTCTAACTCTTTCTGCCATTGCATTGTAAAACCCTGCATTAGCATCAACAGTTTTATTTTCAACTACAGCAGGATCACCATCAGTTACTACTTGAGTACCTTTAGCATCTGCTTTGTTTAATAAAGCATTTATTCTTTCTATTTCAGTAGAAAGAGTTTCATTTTCTCCTTTAGCAGAAGTTAATTCTTCTTCTAAAGAAACAATTTTTCCATTTAAGTCAGTTACACTTGCTTCAAAAGAAGATAATTTGTTTGATATTTCTTCATTATCTGAAAGCATAACATTAACTTCAGTAACAACTTCTTCTGATTTGTTGTCAGCTCCTTTTACAGAGTTTACAATTTCATCAACTTTGTTGTTAAACCAATTTTTTAACTCTTCAGTCATTTTTTTGTTATTTACGTTAATATTTAATTTATTATGTATTTGTTCAGTAGTAATGTTTTTGTATTTAGAAACATCATACTTAGCTGCTACTTTAATAGAATCAGAAATAGAATCAATAAAACCTAGATCATATGCTTCAGCAGCATTTAACCAAGTTTCTTCATCCATCATATCTTGTATTCTATCTAACGACAATCTTGTTTTTCTCTTGTAAATATTAGCAATTTCGCCACTAATCTTTTCCAAGACTGATGCAGTCTTTCTCATATCTTGAGCTTCCCCCATTGCACCACCCCAAGCATTGTGTATCATAAAAAGAGAATTTTCAGCCATGATAACTTCATCAGCAGCTAATGCAATAACACTACCCATACTAGCAGCTATACCCTCAATATAAGCAGTAGTTTTTGCTTCTCTTTTTTTTATTATGTTGTACATCGCCATCCCATCAAACACATCACCACCAATACAGTTGATTCGTAAATTAACAGGAGTATTTTTGTACTCTTTCATCTCAGAAATAAAGTCTTGTGCAGTAATACCATAAGCACCAATTTCATCAAAGATGTAAACTTCTGCAACAGTATCTGTTGCTTTTCCTTGTATACTAAACCATTTCTTATTCATACCTGCAAAATTAGAATCTAATTGATACTTTATCTACCTAATTTGTGGAAAAAACTTTTAGTAAGAAATATTCTCAGATGCTTTTGATTTTTTTCTGTATTTGTACACTATATTTTGTGCTTGACTTTCACTTATTTTATATTTATGTGATAAGTCCATAAAAGTGTGTGTTCTATTGCCTTTGTTAAAACACAATCTTCTGTCAAAGTCTGCTATAATCATATAGTTTCTTAGTCGTTTAGGTTCTACCATACCTCTTTCCACCAAGTGTTTTAAAATATCTTTAGGTGTGGCAGTTTCACCGAACCTTTTAGAAATTTCAATATCTAATAATTCTAAATAATCAAAAACTACATCTACTTTATTTTGTCTTTTTGACATTATTTTTTTTCTTAGTGTTTTCTTTTGACCACTCTTCACACATTGTATTCCAGAACTTTACAACTGCATTTCTACATGATGAACAATTTATATCTTGTTTTTGTGTAGGAAAATATTTATCCCACAAACTATACATATTGTTAATACATTCTACTTTATGTTGGCTAAAATTAGCATTGTAACTTCTGTTTTCTACAACAGATTTTTTTATAAGCTCTCTGTCTGCTTTAACGACAGATTTAGCTATTTCTTGTAAATTCATATTGTTATTTTAATTACCATTTGCCTTCTGGACACTTACCATACCAGTCTGCAGAGAGAGATGTCTTTGCATCTAAGAAACAAGAACATTTAGCACATCTTGATCCCCAATTTATTACTGGTTTTTTAAGCATCAGAAAATTTCTGTAAAAAGTACATTTTTTACAAATAGATAATCTTTCTAACTTTGTTTTTTTATTAACAAACATTTGTTTAATTTTAAATTGTTGCTTCTGCTTCTATAACTGAAACAGTATTTTGTACAGTAGAAATATCTGATTCTACTACTAC